GCGACGGGGCGCATTGACTTGGCCGTGGCTGCTGTGATGGCGGCGGGGCTGGTCAACACAACTATCTCGGTAGAGAAGTCCTTTTGGGAGACCGCATGAAATTCTGGCCTTTCAGCCGAAAGTCGAACGAGGACGGCTCGGTTCGTCACTCGCTCGACCTATTCCGGCTGCTGGCTGGGTGGATGGGCACAAAAAGCGGCGCAAGCGTGTCGCACAAGTCCGCGCTGGAGGTTCCGGCCGTGCTGTCCTGCGTGCGGGTGATTTCCGAGGGCGTTGCGCAGGTGCCGTTCAAAGTCTATCGCCAGGTGGGTGACAAGGTTATGCCTGCCACGGATCACCCGCTGTTCCGGGTTTTGCATCGCAAGCCCAACGGGTGGATGACCAGCTTTGAGCTGCGCGAAACCATGGCCATCCATTGCGCCATGACAGGCGACGCTTACGCCTTCATCAACCGCATGCGCGGCGAGGTGCGCGAGTTGATCCCGCTGCCGCCCGGCACCGTCGCGGTCAAGCAGAAGGACAACTACCGCCTCGAATACCAGATCACGGCGCCCAGCGGCAAGACCATGACGGTGCCGCAGGAGGCCGTGTGGCACTGGCGCGGCCCCAGCTGGGACGCCGTTGGCGGCATGGATGTGGTCAAGCTGGCGCGCGAAGCCATCGGCCTTGCCATGTCGGCTGAAGAATCCCAGGCCAGAATGCAGAAAAACGGCGCGGCAATCTCCGGCACCTACTCGGTGGAAGGCACGCTGAACGCGGAACAGTACAAGGCCATGCGCGCCTGGCTGGACAAGGAGTTCGACGGCGCAGCGAACCTGGGCAAAACAAAGCTGCTGGACAGGAATGCCAAGTTCCACCCGCAGAGCATGACCGGCATCGATGCCCAGCTTCTGGAGACGCGCAAGCACCAGATCGAGGAAATCTGCCGCGCGTTTCGCGTCATGCCCATCATGGCCGGATACAGCGACAAGGCGGCTACCTACGCCAGCGCGGAACAGATGTTTCTGGCGCACGTTGTGCACACGCTCAGCCCCTGGTACGAGCGCATCGAACAGTCCGCAGAGTGCCACCTGCTCACCGACAAGGAAGTGGCCGAAGGCTACTTCGTCAAATTCAACGCTGCCGGGCTCATGCGCGGCTCGCACAAAGACCGCAGCGAGTATTTCGCCAAGGCGCTTGGTTCAGGCGGGTCTCCGGCCTGGATGACGGTCGATGAGATACGGGCGCTCGAAGAATTGAACCCCATGGGCGGCGACGCAGCCATGCTGCACAAGCCCACCAACGTGCCCGGCAACGCGGCGCCGAAGGAAGACCAAGATGCAGAACCTGACTTGCAACCTGCGTGAATTGAAGTTCGCTGCTGACGAAGGCGCCCAGGCCATGAGCTTCACCGGCTATGGCGCTGTATTCGGCAACGTGGACAGCTACGGCGACGTGATCGAAGCCGGGGCGTTCTCGAAGTTCTTGGCAGACGTGAAGGCGGGAAACCAGCCATGGCCCGCGATGCTTTCGCAGCACGGCGGCTGGCAGATGAGCGCGGAAGACATGACGCCCATCGGTGTCTGGACCGACTTCGCCGAGGACGGGCACGGCCTGAAAGTCGCCGGGCAGCTGGCAGACACGCCGCGCGGCCTGGAAATGTACAAGCTCATGAAGATGAGCCCCCGCCCCGCGATTGATGGCATGTCCATTGGCTACATCGCCAAGGAATGGGAGCCGCGCAGCAAGCCGGAAGACCCGAAACGCAAGCTCAAACGCATCGACCTGATCGAAGTGTCCATTGTCACGCGCCCCGCCAACGGAAAGGCGCGGGTCGAGTCCGTCAAAAACGACTGGACAGAACGAGATTTCGAGAGGCTGCTCACGCGGGACGCTGGGCTCTCACGAAGCGATGCCCTGGTTGTCATCAACCAAGGCTTCAAAAGCCTGATTGCCATGCGGGACGCTGGCAGTTCAGAGCTGGCAGAACTGGCGCAGGCCCTCAAAGCCCGCGAACAGCACATCCCGCGCTGATACCAGCGTCACCCACCGCAAACCGCCCTTGAGGCGGTTTTTTACACCCAAAGAAAGGCAAACCATGTCCGACATCCTCGAAATCAAGTCTCTGATTGAAGCCCAAGGCAAAGCCTGGGAAGAGCACAAGAAAACCAATGACGAACTGCTGAAGGCGAAGGCCGAAGGCAAGGCTGTCGCTGATCTGGAAGCCAAACTGGCCAAGCTCAGCGACGAAATGGACAAGCTGGCCGAGCTGAAGGCCGACTTCGACAAGTTCATCCTCGAATCGCAGCGCCCCGGCGCATCCAAGGGTGACGAAAACACCGAAGCCGAGTGCAAGCAATGGAACGCCATGCTGCGCGCCGACTTCCAGTCCAAGGGCCGCAGCATTCCCGCTGAAGTGTCCGTGGACGCCTATGCCCAGTACAAGAGCGCCTTCTACTCGCTGGTGCGCCATGGCGACATCGAGCGCCTGAGCGCCGACGAACGCAAGGCCCTGTCTGCCGGTTCCGACCCCGATGGCGGCTACCTGCTGCCGACCCCAACCGTTGGCCGCATGGTCAAGAGGGTGTATGAGCAGTCAACCATGCGCCAACTGGCCAACGTGCTGACCATCAGCACCGACGCGCTGGAAGGCATCGTGGACAACGACGAGGCCGATGCTGGCTGGGTGTCCGAAATGGGCGCGCGCAACGACACCGACACCCCACAGGTCGGCAAGTACCGCATCGAGGCCCATGAGATGTACGCCCAGCCGAAGGTAACGCAGAAGCTGATCGACGACGCCGCTACCGATGTGGAAGCCTGGCTGGCCGACAAGGTGGCCGACAAGTTCGCCCGCGTCGAAGGTAACGCCTTCTGGAACGGCAACGGCGTCGGCCAACCGCGCGGCCTGGCCGCGTACACCACCGCCGCGACCGGCGACGGCTCGCGCGCGTGGGGCACCTTCGAGCACGTACTGACCGGCGCCAATGGTGACTTCCACACCACGAAGCTCGACCCGATCCAGGACTTGCAGGGCGCGTTCAAGGACCAGTACCTGCAGAACGCCCAGTTCGTGATGCGCCGCGAGGTGCGCACCAAAATCCGCAAGCTCAAGGAAGCAACCAGCGACCGCTACCTGTGGGAGCCGTCCAACCAGGCCGGGCAGCCCGACCGCTTGAACGGCTACCCCGTGCGCATCGACCAGTTCATGCCCGGCCTGAATACGGGTTCGCTGTCGCTGGCCTTCGGTGACTTCCGCGAGGCTTACACCATCGTTGACCGCATCGGTGTGCGTACCCTGCGCGACCCCTACACGGCCAAGCCTTATATCCGCTTCTACTCCACGAAGCGCACTGGAGCCGGAGCGGTCAATACCGAGGCGGTTAAGTTCCTCAAGTTCGCCGCCGCCTAAGCCAACGGGCCGGGGCAACCCGGCCTGCTCACTTCATTGAAAGGTAACCACCATGTCCGACTTGAAAAACAACATCGCGGCGGTTCTCGCCCTGTCCCCCGCCGTGTACGCTGCCACCAAGGCAGATGCAGCCATCATCGACCTGCAGGGCGCCGGTTCTGCCACGGTCGTCATCAATACCGGCGCTATCGTCGGTGCTGGTGACTACACCATCAGCCTGCGCCACGGCGATGCGTCCGACCTGTCAGGCGACGCCGCTGCCAGCGGGGACGACCTGCTGGGCGCCTTCCCTGCGACTCTGGCCGCCGACACGTCGTATGCGGTCGGCTATCGCGGTGGCAAGCGCTACGTGCGCGTGGTCATCACCAAGAACAGCGGCACCTCGATTGCCGCTGGCGCGGTGATCGTCAAGGGCCATCTGTCCCTGGCTGGCGCCGTCTGATGCGTGAAGCGCCTTCTTCGGAGGGCGCTTTGCAGATCAAAAGGACACCATGATCGTCACCCAAACCACCCCACCGGCCTACCTGCCGTTGACGACCGCAGAGGCAAAGTTGCACCTGCGCGTTGACGGCACGGACGAGGATGCGCTTATTGCGGCGTTCATCGGCGCCGCCGTTGACACCTGCCAGCAGATCACCGGACGCAGCCTCATGGCCCAGGCGTGGAAGCTGACAGTTGACGACTTCGCCGACGAAATCGCGCTGCCATGGCCCCAGGTGCAGGCGGTGCAGGCGGTGCAATACAAGGACGCAGACGGCGCCACGCAGACGCTGGCGACATCGGTCTATGAACTGGCTGGCGACAAGGTTTGTCTGGTGCCAGGCCAAACATGGCCCACCGTGCGCGGTGGATCGGGTTCGGTGTGGATCAACTACACCGCAGGCTACAGCGCAGGCAATGAAGCCGCCCAGCAAGACGCCGTGCCCTACGGCATCAAGGCATGGCTGCTGCTGACCATCGGGACGCTGTACGCGAATCGCGAGAGCGTGCAGACCGGTGTGTCAGTGGCCGCGCTGTCTGACCGCTTCGCTGATTCGCTGCTTGACCGGTTCAAGGTGTACTGATGCAAGCCGGCATCCTCACCAAGCGCATCACGCTGCAAAAGCCCGGAAACGCCGTTGATGACTACGGCCAGCCCGTGCCCGGCAGCTTCGATGATGTGGCTACCGTGTGGGCCGCCATCCGCCCCACGGGCAGCAGTGAGCGCCTTGCGGCATCGCAAATGCAAAGCGGTCAGACGCACGTCATCACGGTGCGTCACAGCACGGCACTGGCCGCAGCAATCGGATCGTGGCGCATCGCGTACGGCGCGCGGAAGTTCGACGTGATCGGCCTGCCGCGAAATATTGACGAAGCCGGCCGCTGGCTGGTGTTTGACTGTGTGGAGCGTATTTGATGGGCATGCGCATCAACATGAACGTCGCGCAGTTCAAAGAGCAATTGCAAGCGACCACGAACGAGCTGCAAAAAGCAACGCGGCCAGCGGCGCAGGCCGGTGCACAGATCATCTATGACGCGGCGCGGCTGAACGCGCCCGTGTCCAAGAGGCCGCACAAGTTTTACGGCACGCACAAGGTCTATGGGCCTTATGCACCGGGCAACCTGCGCGACTCGATCTATCAGGTTTTCAGCAAGGACAACAGCTATAAAGATGTGAGCACCTATCACATCAGTTGGAATGCAGACAAGGCCCCCTACGGTGCGATGGTCGAATTTGGCACCAGCAAATCACCGGCACGCTCATTCATCGGCAAGGCCGTGACAGAGACAAGGACGCAGGTTCGTCAGGCGATCAAAGAGCGGTATTTGCAAGAGGTCAGCAATGGAAGTTGATCTTGTTGCCCTGCTCAAAACGCAGTGCGCGCAGACATTCCCGGACATTGCACCGCAGGACGTTGCGCCGCCTTACGTCACATGGCAGAGCCTGGGCGGGGAGTCGCGCTACACGCTAGACAACACGCCCATCGACAAGCGCAACACGCTGATGCAGATCAACGTCTGGACGGCCACCAGAAAAGAAGCGAACACGCTGGCGCGAGCGATTGAAGCGGCGATCACGGCATCACCCGCATTCGTCGCCACGCCGGAAGGCGAGCCGGCATCCGTTCACGAAGAAGACACCGGACTGTACGGCGCGATTCAGCGCTATTCAATTTGGAGCGCCCGCTAGTTCTGGCGCAAAGAGCAACTGAGCCGCCTTCGGGCGGCTTTTTTGTGCCCGCAAAGGGCTCCCACCACCGCCCGCAGAGATTGATCGAAGCGGGTTTTTTTGTGCCCTTGCGGGCCTTGAAAGGAAACCAACCATGGCATACAGCTTGCCCGAAGGTTCCAGCCAGCAGTTTTCCAACACGCTGGCCGCAGCCAAGACCATCACCGCGATCACCAACGCCAATCCGGCCGTTGCCACCTGCACCGCGCACGGCTACACGACTGACGATGAGATCATGCTTTCCAGCGGCTGGGAAGATGCGACCGATTCGGTTTACAAGATCGAATCTGTCGATTCCAACAGCTTCAAGATTCTCGGCCTTGATT